CAACACACGCTTAATCTCGTTGCGCTTCATCAGATAGTCTGCTGCCCAGATGACTGACGCTGTCTTACCTGTACCCTGCTCGTTGAAGCAGAAGGCGCGGTCGTATAGTGTCAAGAAGGACGCTGTTGTTTTCTGGTGCTCAAACGGAGTGAGCTTCCCAGTCCATGCGTAATCCCGCAATATCGGTGAGGGTATGCCCTTATGCTCAAGCGTGGCAAGGGTCTGGGCTTCCTCTAGCCCCCATCTAACTAGCACTTTGTATTTGCTCCCGTTGGTTGAAACTACCGCGCTCTTTTTTATGCTGTCGGTAATCAGGTTGGGTTCCGCTGTCTCAATGAGCAGCGCTTTGTTCTCAACTATCTCCACGCTTTTTGCGCTCCCGCTTGCTGACCTCGGATACAAGGTTGCGTTTGCTGTCGCGTTTAAACGACCTATTGGTTGACGCGCTCTCTACGCGCACACCGCCCTTGTTCGAACCGCCTTTGTCGAAGGCGACCTTATGAGCGACATCCTTGCCATCACCCTTCTTGACCTTACCGGCCTTCATCAGCTTGGCACGGGCGGCGTTACGCGCAGCGCGGTTCTTCTTCTGCTCTGGCTGCGCTCCATATGCTGCAGCAGCACCTGTATATTTACGGTCGGCTTTATTCTTGTACGGCATTTTTATTCCCGCTCCATACATAGGGGGCGATTGACTCCCCCGCATTGAACGCCCCTAATACCATATCGCAGCGGCTAATGGTATCCTTAGTGCGCTTTAAACGGCGCGGCCCCCGTGGGCTATTTGCGTCCTCATAGAACCACACCTGCGCTACGTGGTCAATCCAACCAGATGCTTTGCGTACGTTGGTCTTGTCTTTGTCGCGGCGTAGCATGGGGCTGTATCCTCGGTCGAACAGAACCTCCTCACCGTCTTTCGTGATATATGCACCATATGGTTCGCGCTCAGTAGCGCCGATGGGCAGCTGCATGATTTCTTCGCGGCTCAGTAATTTAAATCCATGTTTGCTCATTATCTATTCCTCTTTGGTCTCCAATGTGCGCACTCGACCACAGGACACCAGCCACATAAAGGGCCAGACTTCGGGTTGAACACGCCATTTTCGAGCGCATCGTTAAGGTTCTCAAGCTGCGTATCAAACACGGAAAGATACTGATCCATGTTCTCTCTTACGTGTACTTTCTTAGGAAATTCATTTGATACGACATATAGCAGACCGGATTTAATCTCCTGCACCTGCGGATAATGTACGAAGATAGCACCTGCCATCAGGTCAAGCTGCTTCATGTCGGCGTACTTGGCGTTCTTACCCGTCTTGTAGTCGAGTAGGTGGGCCTTTTCACCGTTGATAATCAGCAAGTCGATGATGCCGCGATACCATACGTCCTTGGCAAAGAAGGTAGTAGGCTCATAGCCAGTGTCCGTCTTCCGGATACCCACCTTCATCTCGGTACGCTTCTCACCGGAGAAACTGGCAAGCCGTTCCACAATAGGTCGCATATACGCAAACTTATCGGGGACAGGCTTGCCATCTCGGATGAACTCTTCGGCAGCTAAATGCACAGCGGTCCCGTAATCAGCGGCTTCCCCCGGCTCGTCCTTGACGTCCTTCACAACCTTGAGGTGGAAGTACTTCTTCGGGCATTGCTCGAAAGTCTTGATGCTGCTGTAGGACCACGCTGTCATGCTATCTGATTTTCCCTTCTAAACGGTCAGCCACTAACGTAGCATAGCCAGCTATATCGGTCCAGCTATCTAGGTGGTTTGGGTCGCCGTTTAGGATACGCGCAATCTTGCTGAATATCATGTCCAGTGCTTCGGCTTGGTCGGTAGCGAAGGTTTTACCCTGTTCGCCAGCCGCAGTGTGGGCCACGTGCTTCAACCGCTGGGCAATCGTTGCTTGGGTAGCAAACGGTCCGTAATTACCCGCACGTTCATTAAGGATTGCGTCTACGTTAGTATCAGCTTGAACAAACTCTCCGGGTTTAAGTTCCTGTACAGTTTTCTGTACAGCTTCGACTGCGGCTACGACTTCGGCCTGTGCTTGGTTCTTCATATCCTTCCATAACTTCCATGCGTAGTTATAGCTTACCGCCATACGCTGGGTTATTTCCGTAGGTGTGTAACCCTGCTCCAACAGCTTGATAACCTTTTCGCCTAGTTTTTTCTTTCTTTGCATTTTCATTCGCTCCTTATTTAAGATTGCCGCCGCTCTTTAGGATGTCACCACCAAACACATACGTGCCTACATGGTGCAGCTTGATGAACGGGTGGGCGTGTATTTTGCCGCCGTGGTTGCGCCACAACTCGCAAAAATGGTAATCTTCGCTTAGCAACGCGCCTGTGGCGTCTATGCTGGTAGCGAAAAACTCGTGAGTCAAAGGCTTGGCGTACTCGCCAGTCTCTGGGTCTTGGAACGACGACGTGCGGTAAGTCGGCACGTGCGGTATCAACTGCTCGAATACCCCCCGCTTGATTAGCATGAAGCCTGTGCCGCCATGGCGGACTTCGATGCAGCCTGTCTCGTCTGTGTGCACATCGCTACCACCTACCATGTTAAACACAAAGGCTCCGGCATAATCCGCTAGGCCAGAAGTAATCTCATCACTTGCAGCCCGTTCCACACTGTCCCAGTTCACTTCCTTCTTAGGGTAGATACCGCATACGATGTCCTTGTCGGCCAACAGCAAGTGCGCGATGGCCTCTTGGTCAAAGCCAATATCAGCGTCAATGAACATAAGGTAGTCGTGGTCGCTCTCAAGGAACACTCGTGCTAAGTCGTTACGCGCACGGGTGATGAGGCTCTCGTTCATAATCTGGCACCACGCTACGTTGACACCGATTTCCCGCATCTTGTTCATGGTCATCAACAAGCCTTGCACATAGTACCCTGTGCACATGCCCCCGTACATGGGGGTGGCAATCATAATGCTTGGGCGTTTTTCGTCAGTCATTTGTTTCTGCTTTCTTTTTTAGTTTCCTGTAGCGGCCTTCGACTGAGGCAATCGTAAGCCCCATACGTTCCGCTATATATGCTGCCCTTAGGCCGTGCTTGTAGTAATCTAGTAACTGTGCATCCATATCCGGCGTCCACATCCGTCTAGACCGTTTTACTACTGGCACTACTTGCCTCCTCGGAAACGGCCACGCTCATCGCGGTCAGTTAGTTTATGTAGTTCGGCATTGAGTAGCTCGTTCTCACGCTTGAGCGAAAGGACCTTCCCGTCCGCACTGCCCTTACCAAGTAAGTATCCAAACGCAGGCAGCGCAATAAAAATTACTACTAATACTAAGACTTCCATATCTACTTTCCTTTCTTTAGCATGTTCTTAATTTGGTTGATGATGGTGTTGTCGGTCCCGCCATTAGCTACGGGTAGAGCGCTGGTGGCGCTTCCATAGTCGCCATATAACGTAGGTACTGCGTTCCGGTACTTATCAAGGTCGGAGTCGTAATTGTCCATTATTGCGCTGGTATAAGACTTACCCACTATGCCAGCACCGCCACCGCCACCGCCACCGCCACCATAAACTTGACCTACCATCCCGTGTAGTTGGTTCAGGTAAGCTTTCTGCTGCTGCGCCAGTAGACCCTGCCGTATCATTGTCTGCTCATACTCCTGCTCTTCCCGTTCCTTGCGGCGGCGCTCGTCGCCATTGCAAAGCTCGTCCATCATATCTTCGTGGGCTTCGCCCAGCCGGATGTTCCGTACACTTGCGTGGATTGCAGCTATCTCGGCTTCATCCGCATGTTCCAGCACCTCGACTAAAACCCTATCCCAACGGTCTGCGTCTTTCTTAAACTCCTCCGGATGGCTATCCATCCGCTTGATAAGTAGTTTCACTACCTCATGTGGTTCACTCACCGGCTTACTCCTTATTCTTGTAGCGTTCTGCCACGTGCTGCTCTCGGTAGTTAGGATGGGTATGGGCTTCCCCGATACCATCCAAGCGGTCATCCGCTGGCAGTGTTAGCCGTGCGCTGATATTGTAGCGGGGATAGCTCCCTCTTATCCGTGGGTGCATGTACGCCGCTACTTCCACATCGGACTGCGACACATACCGCCCACCCCATTTCTCAATGAGATGCTTCAATGCAAACGCATGGGGCTGTTTACTTGTTATAGTGTCCTGCGCATCCAACCACTCGTAGGCGATACGGATGCAGTCGTTGTGTTGGTGTAGTTGCTCTGCGCTATTGTACTTAGTCCACTTCTTCGCTTCTTCAATCTGCTCGTCGGTTAAAATATTATCCGCCATAACTTGCTCCCATCTTGCTTTCACAGTTTAACGGCAGTGCCGTTGCCCACTTTGGGCGTATACGCATACAATCCTCGACGAACCGCCGCGCCTCATCCGCTTTCTCGGTAGGAGCAATCACCCCTACGGCGTCATGCACGGTCATCACCACGCGCAACTTACGTGCGACCATCAGCATCTGCTCACCGATTATGATACGAGCTAGTGCTTGGCACACGTTCTCGATAAGCTTCCCACCGTATATACGCGTAGGGATAATGGCTCGGCCCTTCTTGGTGTCGTAGACTATCTCCTTGTGGCTGCTCCCCAATAGCGCCTTCTCGCGCAGGTTGGGGTATTTAAGGGAGAGACCATTGGGTAGCTTGATACCGGCAGTACCGCACACCGTGAGGGCTTCGCCACAACCAAGCGGGGCCGTTGCATTTCGCATCATAGCCTTCAAAGCACGGCCAGCCTGTTTCCACAGAAGCGGTATCATGGGGTAGGTAGCGCGGTAAACGTGGATGATACGCTCACACTCTTCCAACTCCATATCGACGTTGAACGTCTTTAGCTGCGCCTTGAACTTGACAGCGCCCATGCCGTAGCCACAGCCAAGGATGGTGGTCTTACCCACAAACCGCTGGAACTCATCCACTTCCTCTACGGGGATACCGTAAATGCGCGAAGCCATAATCTTGTACACATCCTCGCCTCGGTCGAACGCATCCACCAAGTCTTGTTGTCCAGCCAGCCAAGCCAACGTCCGCGCTTCGATTTGCGATGAGTCACAGTCGATGAACTCATGGCCTTCGGGCGGCAGAATTGCTTTCTTCAAGGATGATTTCCTTGGTAGGTTTTGAAGGTTGACCT